TCGGTATTTTCGGTCTCATCGCATCTTCCATGACTTTGGCCATGACCAATGAGTGTAGTAGCACCGCTGATAAGTCGGCTCGAAACTTTGGTATTGTTTCGTTGTTGGGTCACATAGGTTTGTTGATGGCATCATTTTACTTCAAACCACCGATACCCGGTATGTCGCGCCGTAACACACCCAGAAATGTTATGCCGACTTACAACCAATATCCGGAAACAGTGTAAAGTGGCGTCGAATTTTAATGTGAATGTATAGCATATGGACAAAAGAGTCGTCTTAGTATTGTTACTGTGTATGTGCAGTTGTTCAATTTTCGCGATGAGTGCATTCGGTATTTTCACAGCTAAAAAATCAGGTGTGATCGAAGGTACCGAAGAATATTATATACAGAAATATGAACTCGACAAATTGAAAAAAATACTCGTAGATGCGATGGTCGCGGATACCACCATCGTACCAGAAGAAAAAACCGTGGGTGACTTTTTAGACATCGACGATTTCATCGAGTATAAAATACAATTTACCGCCACTGAGACACAACGAAACGAAACGATCGCGCGATCACAGCCACATATAGATCGTATAAAACGATGGTGTGCAAAACATTACGACGCAGTTGACACTTTTAAAAAGTCTACCACCATAAAAATTAATTATCTCGATGGTACACAGATTTCAGCAAAAAAATTTTACGATAGATACATGAACGGCGTATCCGATGAGGCTAAAGCGCTACTTTTAAAAATTTGTGGAAAGTAGATGCACGTATTGGATTCAATTCGAATTCTCTTAATGCTCATGTCTTATGTGATGCAGAAGACACGAAGATTAACATTTGAAGAAAAACACAAAATACTCGAATTCATGGGACGTTTAGTCACTCATTCAGATTTCACCACGCCGCGTCTTTCGCAGATTTACGCCGGATCTGAACCAGTGTGTACAGGCCAAGAAACGCACCTAATAGAGAATACATCGCATAATAATTAGAGCCACCTCTATATTGATATATACTCCACATCATACTCGCAATTATACCTGAGATTACATATTGCATATCGTATTCATCTATGTTTTTCATGTTATACACGTCTTTTATTTCGTTCATAAATTGATATACCCCGATCGATGTCGCCACAAAAAGTAGGGTGCTATCTACATCCATTACAATTATTAAAGAAATTATTTCTAAGATAAGTATATAAAATGAGCTCGTCCCCAGAAGCTGTCCTCGCTGGATATGACAGTAAGTCTAAAGAATCCAAACTCGTCATCGAGCGCGTGAAGGCGCTCGCGGCTCGCTACAAAAAGACTGGTATCAACAAGGAAAATATTTGCGGTGTGGTATCGTGTCTCATGATGGAAGTAAATAAGATTAAGGTCCTCACTGGTCCAGAAAAGAAAGAGCTCGTGATTGATCTCATTTACTCCATCATCGAAGAAATTGATGAAGGTGAAGAAGACTCCGAATTGGAAGTCGTTCTTAAGAAGATGGTTCCACCAATGATTGACAGCTTTTCGGTCATGCTAAAGTTAACTAAAGGTTGCGGTTGTTTTGGTAAGTAGATGCAGTTTCCTTCGCTTGAAACTATGGTAATGTACGGTGTTTACACTATACGTGATTTAATTTTATATTCAGAAAACAAACTGGTACAAAGGAACATACGTGTTTTAAATGAGTGTGAAGCATGTTCGTTTGTATTTGAGGGATGTGTATGTAATAATTGTAACTCTATTAAAAGAGACACACGAATGTTGATTAGATAAAATGACGCGATATCCTATCGTCACTACGCACACCACGCGCAACTTTTGTCATTTTCGAAAGTGATTGTATATGTTGCGCTGAGAGAAGACTCATAAAAACCCTTAAACATGAATGTTTAAAACGCGGAAATCGCATTCATCAATTTGCAACGTGGGTGAGGAGAAAGTTTGGTACACTCATCATACAACGCAAGACAAGTTATGGCCATGGTACGTCCCTTCCGTGTGTACTCTGTCGAAAAATGATAGACAAGTACAAACTGCGATGGAAGGCATACGACGGTGAGGCTTGGATAGATAGTCTCAATTCTAAACATGTACCAAAATCAAAACCAACAAACAAACAGCGCAGACTTTTACGTTTTGGGCTTAATGATTAACCCTAAAGCCGATTCTAGATTATTCTGGTTTCGTTTTAACGGTTTTTCACGCTTCAATTTAAGCGTTTCATTTTTACCAGTCGAACTGTTTATTTCATTCATCTTCTTTGTGTTTGAAATAATCGGTATAACCCTATCTTCTAATGGTGTACTATTTATCTCTTTAGGTTTCTCCTTATCTATAACGCTATTACTCCTAAATTCTTCTATGGAAAGATCACCACCGAATACATCGAGGCGTTCTCTGAGTGGAGCCATCACGATCGATCCCAATTTGTTATATAATCTTTTGCGCATAATTATGATATTACTACATATGATACCACCCCGTGTTATGCCGTATTTATCGATCGCATAACGTTTCATGCAACTCCAAGAGCAGAATATACCACACGTACTAAACTTGTTACGTTTCTCGTCATATCTATAAGGCAAACTTAAACGTTCACCTTCAAATGGATGGCAACACCACCAACACCACATAGTTTAGATGTGTATGTAAGTCTTTAAGTGTATATTTTTTTCTCAGTACATCACAAAATATGGGTGGTGGAGGAAGTTCAACCATCAATCAGGAATTTAACATGAGTGTCGTCAACGACATCATGTATAGCTCCGTTACGAATAATGAATCCATCAACGAAAATAACATGCAAAATATCCAAAATATGGAATTGAATATTTTGAAAAACGTTGGTTGTAATATAGAAACTGATCAAACCATTACATCGAGTTTCATGGCGACGACTGAACAAATTACAGACAGTTTCCAAAACGTTGAAAATGAGATCGTGAGTGAACTCCAGGCACAGGCGAGTGCGGCTTTGGATAAACAAACTCAAATGGGTAACCTGCAATTCGGTGATCGCCAAAACGTCAATCAAACGATCAACACAGAAATTGAAAACATCGTAAAAACACAACTCGAAACGAATAACCTCACCAAAACGATAAACGAGGCGGTAAATATTCAAGGACAAACCATCAATATCGGTGAAACGATATGTTTTAATGGCGAACAACTTTCATTCAAACAGAATATTTCGGCCGAACTCGCGGCTCAAGCTGTCGCGAAGAACTTACTTTCCGCTATGACGACCAATCAAACGACAAATGAAATCATAACCAAGGGTGAATCCGCCGCCGCATCCATGGCCGGTGGGTCCGCCCAAGTCATTGAATCGGCCGGTGAAGCTGTGACAGGTGTGGTCGGTGCGGTGACCGGTCCCATGAAGTTTGCGATCATTGGTGCGGTGTTGTCGTGTATTATGCTAATCATTGCCATGGCCATGATGGGCCTGTCACCCGCTGGTCAGAACAAACTCAAAACTGCCAACTTTTCTAAAATGAAAATGCCCGGTATGCGACGTTAATTTCATTTTTGTTCTCTGTGGTGTACTGTGACCACTAAAAACAAAAATACATTTACAAAGACTCGAGGTACGCGATCAATTTTTCACGATCGCCCGACTTCACGAGTGGGATGATCCGAGCGAGTTTTTCTTCATCTTCAGTCAACTCTTTCGCCATGCCGTAGACGATGAATGGGTTGATAAACTTTTCGGGAGACGCTTCCTTCACGTACTTCACCGCCTTAGAATCACTTCCTTCCAAATTCTCTCTCATTCTGATGGAACCGAGCCACACGACCAATGCGATGAGAGAAACAAATAACAAAATCGTATTAAGTTTAATGTTCTTCATTTACAGTAGATAAAGAAATAAATTTTCTTTAATTCAATGATTTTAAGTATAGATGTAGGTATACGAAATTTGGCCATGTGTCAATTTGACGAAACATCTAATTTAGTCGTGAACTGGGATGTATCGGGTGTACCGCCTGAACACAAGGATGGTATATTCGTCTCCATGCGCAATCACCTCGATGAAAAGCCGTGGGTATTAGAATCAGACATCATACTCATAGAGAAACAACCGGATAGAAATAAGAAAATGAAGATGGTAGAGAATTTTCTTCACGCATACTTTGTGATAAGATGCCCCAAATCTGAAACGATCATTTACGACGCTAAATTTAAGATTCCAGACGTGTGTGGACCGGGTAAAGCCCAGTATCTTAAACGTAAAAAGGTATCCATCGAACGATGTGAGGCGTTTTTGAATAGCAATCCCGTGAATTCACACTGGCTTCCCATATTCAAAGAATCCAAAAAGAAAGATGATCTCGCCGATACGGTCATGCAAGCGATCAGTTTTACGAAGCGCACGGAACCACTGAAGAAGACCGTGAACAAAAAATTAGTGCCGAGACGCCCGAACCAAAATCAAAAAGAGACGAGATATTCTAAATCAAACTTAGCTTGGATTTACGTTAATAAAGTGGACTGTGAATGTCTAGAGAAGAACAAGCGATTCATGAAGGATCTCAAGAGATACTACAGGACCATCGAAGATATGAAAAAAGAATTAGATGAAAAATATCTAAAGTAAATTAATGCTCAGGTATGCGGCGACATTCCGAGAATTACCACGTGTACTGGAAATAATACGTAACAGAGGTGAAAAGGTAATAGTTGATTACGCAAAAGAAAATTGTAAATCACGTGAAGCATATGAAATAGCTGAAACGACAAAAAGAATCATCACCTCGCTTCCCATTAATTCAATGTGTGCCATAAAACTTACGAGTTTTGGGTCGAGAGAAAATGAATCTGAAGCGAAAGATTATGCACATTCTATCATTAAATATGCGAAAACGCGTGGTGTAAAAATATGCATAGACGCAGAAGATGTGTTGTATCCCGAAATATGTTACGACATGATGGCGGAGCATAATACAGTGAATGACATCAATGTTTACAAAACGTATCAAATGTATAGAAAACACGCCATGCGAGAACTACTGTCTGATATAGACGACGCACACAAAGATGGATTTAAATTGGGGGTAAAACTCGTGCGGGGTGCGTATTTAAAACGACAACCCGATTTACTCGAAACAAAGGCGTGTGTGGATAATCAGTACATGCAGAGTATGGCGTATTCTCTCGTGTGCCCACATGTACACACCATGCTCGCCACACATAATGAACGGTCGCTCAGATATGCAAAACGTTTTGACAAAGACCGTTACGTGACCGCACAGCTTTTAGGTATGGGTAAAAACATAGGAATAGATTACAGGTATGTACCAGTTGGAAATATGTTTGAACTCGCCCCGTACTTAATTCGGCGTCTCAAGGAGCGCATGACGTGGGATTAAAACACCCATCGGCAAACAAAAACAAATAAGAAGTGCGTCCGGAAATTGTGATGATGTCATCACCACAAAATATACACCGTGTCGTCACACGACCGAATGGCAAGATTGGGGTGTGACCCGAGCTACAAAAATCCCGGGAAGTGGATTGTGTCGATGAATAATACGTTTGGTTTACGTCGTGAATGTCTTTAAAGATTTAAACCGTAGATGTACTAAATGCAAAGGGATGTCTTGGATCACGGGTTTGTTCGCCTCGTGGACCACATGCCTCGGGAAGATTTGGATGCGGCCATCGTACAATCCGCCCGAGTCTCGTATGGAGATGGGACTAAAACCTCAAGAGGAGATCGGGGACTTATTCGATATCTCCTTAGACACTGGCACACCACGCCATTCGAGATGGTCGAATTCAAGTTTCACATCAAAATGCCCATCTATATCGCTCGGCAGCATATGCGGCACCGCATGGCCAGCATCAATGAACTCTCCGCCCGATACTCCGTCGTACCGAAACAGTACTACGAACCAGACGTTGTGCGTGGACAATCGCGAGTAAACAACCAAGGATCGGAAGGGGTCGTCGACGTGGGTGATGAATTGACGTCTAAGGTTTCCGAAAAACTCAATGAATCGTTTGAGTTGTACCAAGATCTCCTCGATAGGGGTGCGTGTCGCGAACAAGCGCGTGGCAACCTCCCACAGTCGACATACACGGAATTCTATTGGAAGATTAATCTTCACAATCTCATGCATTATCTCCACCTTCGCATGGATGAACACGCCCAGATGGAGATCCGTGAATACGCCAACGCGATTTATGAACTCGTTCAACCGCTCATTCCGGTCACCATGGAAGCATTCAAGGACTTTAGAATTGATGCCATGCACTTGACCGGACCAGAGATCAGAGCCCTCGCCGGTGGTGAAAAGATTGAATCACCGGGTGAGCGCAGAGAGTTTGAGGAAAAAGTCAAACGTCTCAATATTAATTTGTAATCGCACCCCAAAAAAAATCTTAAGAAATAGTAAATGTTTGTCATCGCGGCCTCCACATCAGCGAATATCACGTCCATTCGTAAAAAGTTCAAAAAATACGGTAAACAAATGAAGAAACAGCGCGCGGATGATTTTGCGACCATTCGTGAGCGTCTTTCCGAAATCGCGGAGGGTGAGAAGACTCGATCCCGTGAGATTTTGGAAAGTCACAAAGCTTTCTTTATGGATGAAAAGAAACCAAAGAAGGAAGAAACGTCTATCGATTTTTATAAGAAGTAAATGCAAACCATGCACTCATGATGGATAACAACGTAAACATAGGTAAGTGTTCTATCATATTTCCAGCGAGTACCGCAGTCAATACACTGTATTGCGTGTATCGCATCTCTTTCCTCGTCTTTTCTAACGACCTTTTCATAGATGTTCTGGATTCCTCCAAACCCAGAACAGCTGTACTTATGTTTCGTATGCGCGACGGCATTTCCATGGACGTGGAGAGCGCTTCTTGTATGTCGAACGATTCTATGAATTGATCCTTTATCATGGGCTCTAAATATTCATAATAATTGAAATTTTCATCTAATTTTATACACGTACCTTCGACGGTAGAAAATGCCTTCGCGAGATACACGAATGATGTCGGTATCAAGAATGGTTTTTTATCCGCGAGAGACATGAGTATTTCGTCATCCAATATATCATTTTTAAATGCATTCACATCCAATGTTTCGAGATAATTTAACGTTGTTTTGAAGAATATCTCTATGTCATCGGTATCGGTGGTCGTTGGAACTATGATCTTCAGTCGTATGAGTGTGTCTACTACACCCTTTGTGTCTCGGTTTATTATACATTTAAAGAGTTCTTGAAATCCCATTTTTAATTCATCCGAAATATCTATGACGAGTCCGAAATCGTAAAATACGAGTTTACCCTTATCCGAAAATCCCAGATTTCCCGGGTGTGGATCCGCGTGAAAAAGCCCCTTTTCCATGGTTTGAATCACGTACGATGTGATCAACGCTTCACAAATTTTCTTTGAGTTTACATTTTCGTCTGTTATTTCGGTGAGTTTATCCGACTTTACGTACTCCATGACTATCATGTCGTGCGTCGAAAACGATTCGTATATCTTGGGTATTTTGACCCATTTAACATCTTTAAACGCTTTTCGCATGCGTTTGGCGTTGTGCATCTCTTTTTCATAGTCGGATTCCGATAAAAGGTACTCTATCGATTCGTGCAAGACTTGACCGGAGGTCGCACCGGTATCTATGCCCACCCGCTCTAAAAAATTAACAACGTCGATTATGTTATCTGTATCATTTTTCATTACGTCGTAGATGGCGGGTCTCTTTATTTTTACCACGACCTCTCTGCCGTCGAGTAATCGCGCCATGTGCACCTGACCTATACTCGCAGACTTGAACGGTGTGTAATTAAACTCGGAAAATACATTATTGGTGTTTACAACATCTTTTACACATACCTCGTCTATTGGAGGTACATTATCCTGTAAAGATTCGAGCTCTCGCGTAAACTCTACAGGGTAAAGGTCTGCGCGCGTTGATACAATTTGACCTAACTTTACAAAGGTTGGTCCGAGTTCTATTAATTGATCCCGAGTCCAGACACCGAGTTCGGATTGATTTTTTACAAAATTCTTCTTCCATAGGAATTCAGCCGCGAACTTCCACGTTTTACGTTTCTGTTTCACGGGTGAAGGTATCTTCAGTGACGCACATGTCAGCATCCTTACATTATTTGGATATTTTATTCTTTAAAGTCATGGCGTTGTACAGCGACCCGTCCGGTAGGTAGTGTATCGTCGTGTACGTCATGTGATTCGGATCCCAAACATATTTAGTCGAGAGTTTCACTCTACTCTGTCTCACGGTTCTTTGAATCATGTCTTCTCTGCTTCCGACGACAACACCCGTGTGTCCCGGGACGACGGTTTTGAGCGCTCGTGCTAACATTGTGTTCATCTATACATGGTTGGTGGTAAATCTTTAATTCTGATAAAATTTAAAAAATAAAAAAATATTTTTTTCACTTTCTTTTTAAAGAAAAAAGTTTTGAAAAAAATATTTTTTTTTATTTTACTTTTCAAAATTTTACAAAATTCTCGTCATTTGATATAAAATGGGTGTACTCTCTACATAAAAAGTTAAAAAAACCATGGTGTTACTTTAGAGTTCTACTCCGTCGATTGATTTGAAATAGATATAATCACTACATAAATTTATAAAGTAACACCATACTTTTTGGAAATTTAAAAACAAAAAATAAAAAAATATTTTTTTCACTTTCTTTTTAAAGAAAAAAGTTTTGAAAAAAATATTTTTTTTATTTTTTTTTCTATCGATATTATAAAATGTGGTACATTTTCTTAATTCTGTATGTTTCCTACTTGATCCTTGGTCCACATTGGGAGTCGAAACTGATAGAGAAAAAACCCATGTTAATAGTCGACAGCGTGAGGGAGCTTTTCAGGAGATCTATATTCATATCTTACGTTTCACTTCTGTATACCGCGTGGTTCCTATATAGTCCATCGTACGCCACCGCCGTGAATGCCATCATACTTTCGGCGGGTGCGACGTACGGCTTCTACACGAAGTATGGACCAGAGAAACCGTTTCCCATGCACATCATACTAAACGTATTTCTCCTATTCGCATCCATGCCGTACCTCGATTTCCAAACCGTGTTGACGGTGTGTCTCATGATTTTCTATCAACTCACGCGCGATGTGTTGTATCTTCCGGCATAGTTTAACACATTCGGGTGACGTAATATAAAAATACTTATTAATAATATAAACATGAGTGTGACTATAGAGGGTGTCAATTATAATATTGAAACAACACAAACACTTATTTTAAATTTTAAAGGATTGACCAGAGTTCCCAAGCGTATTGGAAACCTTACCAATCTTCAGGAACTTTATTTAGGAGGTAACAAGTTGACTAGTCTCCCCAGATGGATTGGCAAACTTAAAAAGCTCCGGAAACTTAAATTAGGGGGTAACAACTTGACCAAACTCCCCGCAAGCATTGTAAAGCTTACCAAGCTCGAGCAACTTAATTTAGATGGTAACGAATTGACCTCCTTCCCCAAAAGTATTGGAAAACTTACCAATCTCCGGGGACTTTATTTAAAGTGGAACAAATTGACCAGCCTCCCCAAAAGTATTGGAAACCTTACCAATCTCCAGGAACTTTATTTAGAGGAGAACCAATTGACCAGCCTCCCCGAAAGTATTGGAAAACTTACTGGGCTCGAATATCTTTTTTTGTCTAAAAACCAATTGACCAGCCTCCCCGAAAGTATTGGAGACCTTACCAAGCTCAAGACCCTTTTTTTAGGTGAAAACAAATTGACCTCCCTCCCCGAAAGTATTAAAAAATTACAAACTGCACGTATAACGTATAAGGTAAAAAATTTTGATAATGGTAAAAGCTTTTATATTCATTTTTATAGTCTAAATCGTAGAGTAAGAATTTCATCTGGAACTGAATTAATCACTAATACTTTCAATGCTACCAATAAGATATCTAATATCCCCCCTAATAGGAGAGTTTATATAAACAAGAATTCTAATGTAAAAAATAATGGTGAATTACGTCGTTTATATAATAAGAAAGGTATAAATGAATATATGAGGGAACGAAACCTTGGTCAGTTACATGGTAATAAATTTAATATGAATAATGTAAAAAAAATAAAAAATACAAATATTGTGAATAAGAACGTTTATTTGGTAAACATTCGCACTCGTTTATCTAACATTCCATTGAAAAATGTAATGAATGAAGTTGGAAAGATTAAAAATAGTTTACCTTCAAATGTATCCCGTAATGATGTGAATGGTACATTTCGTAACCTGAAACCAAAGATAATGGAAAGGATTTACAATAAAATGAGAAATAGTCCTCCTATCAATCGTCGCAACTTATTGAATAATTATCAGCGTCAGGGTTTGATAAACAATACAGATAAAAACTCTCTTCTTTCTCGATTTTAATGAATGATATTTTTTTGGTACTCTATTATAAATGCGAGTCCACGTAGTGGGTGCTGGACCCACAGGCATGTCTGTCGCGTGGGAACTTCTCAGGTCCACGGATCATGAGGTCATCGTATACGACCGCAAACCATCGGCGGGTGGTTCGTGGTGGGAACCCGAAACAGATACCCGTGATTTACACGCACACAGAATCGTGTTTGATAACGCCTTCGTAAACACCGATAGTCTCTTCAGGGAAATGGGAATCGAATGGGACGATATATTTCAACCCGCGAAGACGGATGTTTACAAAACCATATTTAAAAGTCTCGGTATCAAGGATTACCTCGCACTCACAGCACTCGCGGGTAAAGTCCTCGCGAGACAATCCAAATACAAATCCGTTTCACTCAAAGACGCCATTGGGTCTCTCACGGAATCGGGTGAACGACTCATACGCACACTCACGTTTATCATGGATGGTGTCGATTGGGAAACCATGTCGGCATACGAGTTCGTGAATAACTTCGATCACGTGGGGCTCTCGAAACAGTATACACAGCGTGTATCGGGTAAAGTCATGTGTGACGCCATGCAGACCGCACTCTTAGAAAATGGCGCGACATTTATGTTTAACACCCACCTAGAAGATGTGAATTATCTCGAAGATGGGTACGAGGCGACTTTCGCTGATGGTGTAAAAATAAACGATGGTCTCCTCGTGTTATGCGTGGATAACAGTAAAGCACTCGAACTCGTGGGTGACAATTGGGGTGAAGATGTATCCAAAAAAATAGGTCCGAGTACATACGGGTGTATAAACGTGTTACTCGACTACGACGAACCAGTCACATTACCATCCGACCTCGAATTTGGTATGAACACAGAACTCCGATTACAACCAGTGGTCTTATCCGACGGAAAGACCGTCTCGTGTGTCATATGTGACCTCACGGAAGATGTGTTAACTACAGATCCAGATATACTTAAACCCGAGGTGATTCGTCAACTCAATATTCCAGAACCTAAGAATGTACGCATAGGATGGGGTGCTGATTGGAAAGATGGAAGATGGGTATTCGAACAATCATCGGGTGTTTTGAGTCTTCACGGACAAGTCCCTTTCTTCGGTCAAAATAAACACGTGGCTTTGTGTGGTATGATGTCTCCTAGAAATACACCTTACTCGAGCATAGAAGCATCCATAGAAGTGAGTCGTACTTTTTGTAAACAGGAATTCAATACCAGAGGCCCTTTACAACCTATACGAGTCACACTCGTACTATTCGTACTTATAGCTTTAATTCTAATAATCATATATACTAGGAAATCATGATTCCCATGGATTGTGAAGTGTACGAACCCATGTATGAATATAACGACAAAAAGTACATGCGTGTCGTGG